CGCGAGTCCTGGCCGTCGCGGGAGCGGTCGGGCCGGGGGGGCGGGCGCGAGTACCCGGCCTCGGCGCTGCCGGAGGGGGCGCGGGTGGCGCTGGCGCGGCGGCGGGTGGCGGGGGATCTTGCGGCGGCCGCCGAAGCGGCCCCGGTGTCAGCCGACCCCGGCCGTCTGACGGACGCGGCGCGGGCGACGATGGCGGCGCGCTCGGCGCTGCTGGCCGAGATCGACCGCCTGCAAGCGGACGGGGGGCTGACGGCGCGGCAGGCGGTGCTGGTGCTGCTGGACCACGCCAAGGCCGGCACCTTGCGCGCCGATCTGGCCGTGATGATTCCGGCCGCCAACGCGCGCGGCGGCAAGACGGGTACCCGCACGCTGTCTTACAGCAGCTTGTATAGATGGCTGCGCGAGCGGGACACGGGGGGCGTGGTTGCCCTGGCGCCGGCGGCGCCGGCGGCGCCGGACTGGCCGGCGTGGGCGCCGACGCTGCTGGAGCTGTATCGGCGCCCGCAAAAGCCGGCGATCGCCGCCGCCCTGGCCCTGTGGCCCGAGGGGACCGGGCCGGCGCCGAGCTACGACCAGGCGCGGCGGTTTATCAATTCGTTGGGCGCGCTGGCCCGCAACATGGGACGGATGGGGCCCCGTGAGCTGAAATCGTTGCGGGCGCACCGGGTGCGGATCTTTGAGCACCTGCTACCCGGCGACGTGTGGACGGCCGATGGCCATTGCCTGGACCGCGAGGTGATGCACCCGCTGACCGGCAAGCCGGCGCGGCCGGAAGTGATCGGCATCGTGGACGTGGCCACGCGGCTGTGGGTGGGCTGGTCGGCGTGGCTGGACGAAGCCGCGTGGCTGGTGGCGGCGGCGCTGCGGGCGGCCATCCTGGCTTACGGCGTGCCTGCCATATGGTATGTAGACAACGGGTGCGGTTTCAGAAACCGCGCGCACTCGGCGCCGGTGACCGGGCTGTTGGGGCGGTTGGGGGTCACACCGAAGCACTCGATCCCCTACAACTCCCAAGCGCGGGGGGTGATCGAGCGCTTTCATAAGACGGCCCTTGTTGCCCCGGCCAAGGAATCAATGGCCTACATGGGCGCCGACATGGATCGGCAGGCCCGGCACCTGGCCTACAAGACCTCGCGCCGGGACCTGCGCCTGTACGGGTCCAGCCCGATCATCCAGCCGTGGGACGATTTTATAGCCTGGGTCGATGCGATGCAGGCCCGCTACAACGCGCGGCCGCACTCGGCGCTGCCCAAGGTGCGCGACCCGGACACGGGCAAAATGCGCCATCAGACGCCGGCCGAGGCGTGGGCCGCCAAGATGGTGGATGCCGAGGCGCAAGGGGTGGCCCCGGTGCGGGTGACGCCCGAAGAGGCGCGCGACCTGTTCAGGCCGCACGAGGAGCGCACGGTGCGCCGGGCGACCGTGAGCCTGGGCGGGGCCAGCTATTACAGCCGCGTGTTGGAGGACTGCGACCTGCACGGCACGCGGGTGCAGGTGTGCTACGACGCCCACGACCTGGGCCGGGTGTGGGTGCGCGACCTGGAGGGCCGCCTGATCTGCGAGGCGATCCGCGACGGCAACGCCACGCCGTACCAGCCGGCCGAGGACATCGCCCAGGCCCGCGCTACCCGCGCCACCGCCGTGGACCTGCGCCGCGCGCGAGACGAAGACGCCTTGCCGGCCCTGACCGCCGACGCGGTGGTGGTGCCGATGGTGTCGGCCGACACCACCCGCGCCCTGGCCGACCTGCGCGCCGAAATGGCGGCGCCGGCGATCGCGGCCGGGGTGCCGGCCACGGCGAAGGAGAGATACCGCAAGTGCCTGATGATCACGGCGGCCCACGCGGGTGGGCGGCCGGTGGACACGGCCGCCCTGACCTGGGCCGACGGATACCGCCGGACCCCGGAATACCGCACGCAAGAGGAGATGCACCGCGAATTTGGCGCGCTGTACCTGCCGGAGGAAACGGCGGTGGCGAGCGCTTGAACCGGACCCGGATTGAGAACCAACCAACCCCGGGCCACACACCAAGGATGGATCAACAGAGGATGGATATGTCCGACACTGCCCCCCCTGTCAATAGCACGATCGCGCCGCTCACGAACGTGGCCCTGTTTGGCTCGGTGATGGCGCGACTCGTTGAGCGGCCGCGCCATTTGCCGGGCCTGGGCTTGTTTTACGGTTTTTCCGGCTATGGCAAGACTTTCGCGGCGCGGTACGCCGCAAACAAACACCGCGCCTATTACCTTGAGGTTGGCGAGTCGTGGACCAAGGCCAAATTCTTGCGGGCGTTGCTGGCCGAGCTGGGGCGGCAGCCCCGGGGCACGGCGGCCGACATGGTGGAACAGGCGATCGAGGCGCTGGCGCTGGTGACGCGGCCGGTGATCGTGGACGAGTGCGACCACATCATCAGGCGCGGATACCTGGAAACGCTGCGCGAGGTGCATGACAAGTCGGGCGCGCCCATGGCGTTGATTGGCGAGGAGCTGGCGCCCAGCCTGATCGCCCAGCGGTCGGAGCGCGTGCACAACCGCATCCTGGTGGCCGAGGCGGCGCAGCCGATGAGCGTGGACGACGCGGCGGTGCTGGCGCGCCTGTATCACCCCGGGCTGGCCCTGGCGCCGGACCTGCTGGAGGCCCTGGTGCGGGCATCGGGCGGGCGGGCGCGGCGCGTCGCGGTGAACTTGCAAAAGGTGGCCGACGAGGCGGCGGTGCAGGGGTGGGGCGCGGTGGACGCCGCCACCTGGGGCGCGCGCGAGCTGTACACGGGGCAGGTGCCCGGCCGGCGGAGGGCCGAGTGATGGGACGCCGGCCAGTGGACGACATGGCCCGGCTGTCGGTGCGGGTGCCGCGCGGGCGACAAGGCATCTGGGAGACGCTGCGGGCCCTGACCGCCGGCGGGGCCAGCGCCAGCCTGCCCGAGATCCTGGACGGCAGCGCCGAGGCGCATAAATCGACGATCCGCACCTATTTGCGATGCCTGGAAGCGGCCGGGATCGTGGCGCGCGAGGAAGGCGACGGGGTGCGCTACCGCCTGCTGCGCGACCCCGGGCCCGAAGCGCCGCGCCTGCGCCGGGATGGGAGCCCGGCCCAGCACTCGCTGGGCACCGAGCAGATGTGGCGTGTGCTGCGCATGGCCTCGGCCCTTGACGCGCGCGAGCTGGCGGTGACGGCGAGCACCGAGGAGCACCCGGTGGCGCTGGACACCGCGCGGGCCTACCTGCGGGCGCTGGACCGCGCCGGGTATCTGGCGGTGGTGGAGCCCGGACGCCCGGGGCACAAGGTGGGCACGGGACACCTGACGGTGTATCGCCTGATCAACAACACAGGGCCGTTGCCGCCGCAGATCCAACGCATCAAGGCGGTGTGGGACCAGAACCTGCGCGCCCACGTGGGCGAGGGCGTGATCGAGGGGCGGGAGCATGAGTAGCGCGCCCATCCCCGAACCCCGCTGGCTGGCGCTGCTGCGGGCCGAGGCCGGGCGCGGCTCCATCGCTGCCGCCGCCCGGCGAGTCGGCATATCGAGGGCGGCCGCCTCGTCGCTGCTGAGCGGCACGTACCCTGCCGTCAGCACCGATGCCATGGCTGCCCGGGTCCTGGCGGCGCTGGACGTCAGGATCTGCCCGGGACTCGGTGCCGAGATGGCGCCGGAGGTCTGCGCCGATTGGCAGGCCAAGGCCCACGTACTGGTCGCAACCAACGGCCAGCGGGTGGCGATGTATCGCGCCTGCCGGGCGTGCCCCCATTACCTCATCCAGGATAAGGACGCTCCCCATGAGTAGTGCCCCCCCTTGCCCGCTGCCCGCCCTGGACCCTGGCGGTCTGTCGATGATCCTCGCCGTGGCCCACAAGGTGGTGGGCGATCTGGTGGGGGGCGCAGGCGCGGGCCCCACCATCACTGTGCCCAAGCGCACGGCCATGGCCCTGCTGTGCGCGCTGGAGCACGCCCACGCGGCGGCCGTGGCGCAGCAGCGGCTGATCCAGGCCGCCGGCCTGGATGGGCGCGGCGCCGGTCCGGCGGACGCGACGGCGCCGGCGGACGTGGTGGCGCCGGGCGCGCGGGTGATCCCCATCACGGTAGCGAGGAGGACCGGCGGATGAGCGATCGACACGAACCCTCCTTGCGGCTGGGCGGGATCGTGGCCCTGCCCCTGCCGGGCGGTGGCACCGCGCGCGGGCAAGCGATAGCCTGGCGCGACATCGGCGCCGGGCGGGGCTTGCTAACCATCACGGATGCCGACACGGCCGCCCAGCGCCAGGTGCTGATGGCGCGCGTGGACGACGTCCTGCGGCCGGTGGCGGCGAGCCCGACACCGGCCCAGGCCCAGGCCCTGGCCCGCGCCGCCCTGCAAGGGCACGGGCTGGCGGGCCCGAAGTCTGAACTGGTGCTGGCGCTGGCGCTGGCGGTGGCGAGCGACGGCCTGCGGGTGTGGCCGCGCGAGGCCCCCGCACCCGTCAGCGCCGGGCCCGACCTGACGCGCGGACACGACGCCCTGGCGATCATCGCCGCTCGGCACCCCGACCGCCTGCCGGCCGCGCTGCGCGTGCTGGACACCCTGGCCTGCCTGCCGGCGGCCAGCCCTCTCCCTCCCTCCCTGGAGCATTGATGATGACGAGCGATACATCCCCCGCGACCGTGCCCGACGGGTACCTGCGCGACGCCAAGGGGCGGCTGGTGCCGGAGCACCTGGTCAAGCCGCTGGACCTGCTGATGGATCAGGCTGTGCGCGCCTTGATCGGCCACGCGGAGACCTTGAGCGGCCAGATTGCCCGCTTCCGGGGGCACTCGTTTGACGACGTCGCCTCGCTTTTGGCCCTCGCGGCCGATCAGTACGGCGCCAGGATTGGCGGCGCCAAGGGCAACATCACCCTGACCAGCTACGACGGGTGCTTCAAGGTGCAGGTGGCGGTGGCCGACCGGCTGACGTTTGGGCCCGAGTTGCAGATCGCCAAGGCGTTGATCGACGAGTGCATCGTGGATTGGAGCGAGGGGGCGCGGGCCGAGATCCGCGCCCTGGTGGAGCATGCCTTCAGGCCGGACAAGGAGGGGCAGGTCAGCCGCGACGCGGTGCTGGCGCTGCGCCGAGTCGAAATCGACGACGAGCGTTGGCGCCGGGCCATGGACGCCATCACTGACAGCATCCGGGTGGTGGGCAGCAAGAGCTACATCCGGTTTTACCGGCGCGCCGATCCGCAAGCGCCGTGGCAGGCGATCACCGTTGATCTGGCGGCGGCGTAGGGAGGGCGGATCATGACCCCCACCACACTGCGCCTTGCCGTGTTGCGGGCCGTCGCGCCGGTGTGCGTGGGGCGGCCGGAGTGCCTGGTTGCCACCCTGGGGCAGGCGTTGGCCTGGGTCGAGGGGGCACCGGCGCCCGCCCTTGTGGAGGCGCCGGAACCCGATGGTGATGCGCCGGGAAGGGCTGACGATGCACCAGATCCGGCCCTTGATGCGCCAAGCCCGGCCCTTGAGGCGCCGGCGCCCGATGGTGATGCACCGACCCCCGTCCTTGAAGCGTGCGTGCCGTGGCCGCACGTCGGGGGCACGCGAGGCGCGGTGCTGGAGGCCGTGTGCCGGGGTGCCGGGACGGCCGCCGAGGTGCGGCGGCTTGCGCCCGGCGTGCCGCGTGGCAGCGTGCACAACACGCTGCACGCCCTGGTACGGGATGGCCTGGTTGCGCGTGACGATCAGGTTGTGCCGTGCCGGTATCGCCTGATCGGCACGGCGCCGGCGCCGGTGGCGGTGCCTCCCTCCGCCTCGACTCCCGCCCCGGTGTTGGACGCCCGGGCCCAGGCGCTGGCCGCGTATACCGGGGGGGTCACCAAGTGCCCGCCGGGCTGGGCGGCCGGCGTGACGCACATCGAGGACGCTCTGGGCAAGGTGGCGCCGCCGCCTCGGCCCGAGGCGCCAGCCCAGGCCGGCAAGCGCAAGAGGTTCTGGTGATGAGCGACGTGGATCTGTTCGGGGCGCTGTGCCCTCCGGCACGGTCCGCCCGCTCGCGGACGGCGCGGCCCAAGGGCTACGCCGGGCCGCCCGGCACGGGTCCGGCAGGCGAGACGTGCGCCAGTTGCGCACACCGGGTGCGCGGGCGGGGGTGGTCCAAGTGCCGACTTACCCAGCGCACCTGGACGTGCGGGCGCGGGTCGGACGTGCTGGCCCGCGCGCCAGCCTGCCGGTGGTGGCGAGCGTTATCGATTCGATAACATACCCGTTGACACGGCGTTATCTGTAAGGTAACTTTTTCCCGTCAACACCACAGGAGGCTTATCATGCAAGCGACGCGATCCATGTCCGTGAGGTTTTGCCCGCTGGTTACCCCACCCGACCCCGAGTGTTCAGCTCTCGCCCAGTGGAGTTACAGCCGGCGGGTGGACCGCGCCGGCCCAGCGCGACTGTCGGCGTGCGTCAGTGTTGTTACGCGGCCCGGTCTCCCGGGCTACTGGGTATGTAGGCCCCAGTATTGCTACACGGGCGGCCCCCGCCGCTACCGGCGCCTCCCTCCGCGTATCGAGAGGACCTTGTGGCTGCTCCATTGGCGGACCACCGCCGTGGAGACCGCCAGGGCCGCGGCCAAGGCGGTCCAGTGGGCGGTGAGGGGGTGGGGCGACGCCCTGCGCCGGCATTATGACGCATGGCAATGTCGCCGGATGTACGGAGCGCTGCTGGATGAGTCCGCGCGCATGGCCAATACCAATAAGTCGAGGGAGGTCAAAAAATGATCCAACTCACCGGGAGCCCCAAGCAAGTCTCCTGGGCCACCGAGATCCGGGGGGCGGTGGTCCCCCGGTTGCTGGCCCTGGCCGGGTCCGACGCCGAGCGGGCTTATGCCGAGCTGCTGCTGGCCCAGGCGACCCCGGCCACGTGGTGGATCGACAATCGCCGCGCCGAGCCCGAGCCCCTGGCGTGGCGCCTGCGGAGCGACTGGGGGCGATGGGTGTCCGCGCCCGCGCCCGTGGCCGTGCCCGATCCGGCGGCCCTGCCCCTGCTGGCCCGGGACCCGGTGGCGCTGGCCGCCGCCGCCCGCGCCGCGATCGAGCGGGTCCCGGGGTATCGATACTCATCTCAGGCCCTGACCGAGCGCCTGGCCGTCGGGCTGAGGCCAGGCGACACCTGGAGGTCGGGCCGCAAGCGGGTCTCGTACCTCGGCCACGGGCGCGTGCTGGTAGAGCGCCTCGGAGTGTATGACGTCGCTCTTGAGAGCGACGCCAAGGAGCTGCCGGCGCATGATCTGGAGGAAATGCTGGCCCTGATCGCGCGCGAAGCCGCCAAGGCGGCCGTCAAAGAGTGACGGATATGGCGGATTGCCTTGACCCAGAGGGCGCGAGGGCCCTCCTGCGCATGCTGGGCGTGTCCCAGGCCCAGTTGGGCCGGGTGCTCACGGCGGCCCGGACCGACGGCCGGCAGACAACGCCGGCCACGGTCTCACACCAGCTTAACCACCTGGGCTCGTACCCGGCGCTGGCCCTGCTGCTGGTCGCCTGGGCGGCCCACCCCGAGCTGGTGCCCGCCCCAACCCCCGAGGACCGGGGCGCCCCCTAACCCTGGAGGATGCCTGTCGTGATGCACCGTGACCTGGACGATACCGCCGCCCTGCGCCGGGCGATCCATGCCGGGGCGCGCGAGTTGGGCCTGGATGAGGAGGCCCGGCGGGACCTGATGCGCCGGGTGACGGGCCTGGACAGCAGCAAGGATATGACGCCCCCCCAGATGCGCGCGGTGCTGGCCGAGTATGACCGGCTGCGCGGACCGGGAGCGCAGGGCAAGGCGTGGCGGCGGCCGACCAGCGCGCGGGCCGATGTGCGGCTGATCTTTGGACTGTGGCGCGGGCTGCACGAGGCCGGGTTGATTAAGGATGGATCGGGCCGGGCCTGCCGGGCGTGGGTGAGGCGTCAGACGGGCGTGGATGACCCCGACTGGCTGACGGTGGCGCAGGCGCGGGCCTGCGTCGAGGCCCTCAAGGCGTGGCGGGCGCGGGGGACGGCATGACCCGGGATCTGGACCTACCGGCGGATCTGCCGGCCGGCGCGGTGGAGCTGATCGAGGCGGTGGGCGCCGAGGCGGCCTGGGTGATCGTGCGCGCCTATGGCGGCACCTGGGTGCCCGTGCCCGCGACCCTGCCGGCCGATCACGAGCTGGCGCGGCGCCTGGGACCGGCGGTGGCGGCGGCGCTGGTGGCGTGGGCCGGCGGCGGGCGCGTGTATATCCCCTCTTGCCGGGTGGCCACCACCCGCGCGACAATCCGCGCGCTGGCTGCCACCGGCCGCAAGCGGCGCGACATCGCCACGGCGGCCGGCGTGAGCGAGGCCCGCGTGTATCAGGTGCTGGCCGAGGGGCCGACTGCCGACACCCGCCAGATGGACCTGTTCGCGACGCCCGCTGCCCACAAGGAGCCGGCCTCAAGGGCTTGAGGTCGCCGGCCTTGGCGCCGGCCCGCATCCTGACCCCCTCGACACCCGCCGGAGGGGCCGCGCGATGCAAGACGACGACACCCCCATCATCCCCCACGATCCTGTTTGGGCAGCCGCCCTGGCTGCCGTGCTGGCACACGAGGGGGGGTACGTGGACGACCCCCACGACCCCGGCGGCGCGACCCAATGGGGGATCTCGCTCCGCTGGCTGTGCTTGCTGGACGACGACGCCGGAGACATCGATGGCGACGGCGACGTGGACGCCGATGATGTCCGGGCGCTGACGCCGGCCCAGGCGGGCGCCTTGTATTATAAGGAGTGGTGGGCGCCCCTGCGGTGCCCGCAGATGCCGCCGCCTATCGCGATCAAGCTGTTTGACACGGCGATCAATGTAGGCCAGCGCCGGGCGGTGCGGATGCTCCAGCAGGCCCTCAATGCCCAGCGCGTGCAGCCTCGTCTGACCGAGGATGGCCTGCTGGGGCCGCGCACGCTGGCGGCTGTGCAAGCCCCGATGTGGGTACAATCTCCCACTATGACCAAGGCCCTGCTGGCCGCCATGGCCGAGGCGCAAGAGAGCTATTACCAGGGTCTGGTGGACCGCAAGCCGGCGCGGGCGCGCTACCTGCGGGGCTGGACGCGCCGGGCGAGGTGGCTGCCCGAGTTGTCCTACCCGCCGGGCGGGAGGGCCGCCCCATGATCCCCCTGTTGATTCCGGCGGCGCTGGCGCTGGCCAAGGTGGCGGCGCCGTGGCTGGCGGGCAAGATCCTGGGCGACGACGCCGGCGCCGTGGCGGCCCGGGTGGTGGACGTGGCCCAGGCGGCCACCGGCACCGCCACCCCCGAGGCGGCGCTGGCGGCGGCGCAGGCCAACCCTGAGGCGGCCGCGCGGGTGCAAGAGGCGCTGATGGACCTGGAGGCCACCCTGGCCCGCGAAGAGACGGCGCGGCTGCAAACCATCAACGATACCGCCCGCGCCGAAACCCGGTCGGAGGACGCCTATGTCCGCCGGTGGCGCCCCACCTGGGGCTACGTGACCGCCGCCACCTGGGCGCTTCAAGGGCTGGGCGTGCTGGCCTGCCTGACCGGTGCCGTGGCGGCCACGCTGCGCGGCGAGGTGTCAGCCGTTACCGCGCTGCTGACGGGCGCCTCCGACCTGGCCGGAGCCCTCACCTTGCAATGGGGCGTGGCGCTGACGGTGCTGGGGGTGGCCGTGCAAAGCCGCACACGCGACAAGCAGGTGGCCGCCGGAAGCCCCCCGCCCACGGTGTGGGAGACGGTAACGAGCTTGGTGGGGGCCGGGCGCGGCCGGAAGGGGGGGCGATGACGGCGCGGGAGGCGTGGGACGTGGTGGTGCAGACCGTGCCGGTGATCAGCCTGGGTGTGACCGCGTTGGGCGGCGCCGTGTTGTGGCGTTTGTCGCGTATCTTCGTGACTCGTGAGGCCCTCGACCGCCACGCCGAGCACGAAGCGGCGTGGCGTGGCGCCCACGACGCGCGGGTTGAGGAGGTGTCGGAAAGATTGGACCGGGGGGAGCGTCGCTTTGCGGCGCTCGAAGCGTCCATCGGCGCCCTGCCCAGTCAGGCCAACATGCAAGCCCTTGAAAGCAAGCTGAGCGACCTGCGCGCCGATGTGGCCAGGTTGGGCGGCCAACTGGATGGTGCCCAGGGGCTGACCAGCCGATTGGAGCGCGTGGTGGACATGCTGACGGAGCACCATTTGCAGGGGGAGCGGCGGCCATGATGACCCTGGCGGATCGCCTGCGTGAGGATCGGCGCCTGTGCATCGTGCGGCTGACCGCCGAGGATGCCGACTACCGCCTGAATACGTCCGTGCTGGCGTCGGCGCTGGCCGACCTGGGCCACGGCGTGGCCCGAGACGTGGTGGAGGCGGACGTGGCGTGGCTGGCCGAGCAAGGGCTGGTGACGGCTGAAAGCCTGGGTGGGGGTAAGGTCACGGTGGTGGCGCTGACCGGGCGCGGCCTGGACGTGGCGCAGGGGCGCGCGGTGGTGCCGGGCGTCAAGCGCCCGCGCCCGGGGGTGTGACGTGCCCCGGAAATCGCGCATCGAGATGGAATTGCCGCCCGAGGCGTTGGCTGAGTTTAACAGGCTGCTGGGGACCGGGCGGTTGACCGTGGATGGCCTCTGCTTGTGGCTGGAGGGGCAAGGGTACGACATCAGCCGCTCGGCGGTTGGGCGGTATTCCAAGGGTTATGCGCAAGTCGCAGAACGCCTGCGTCAAACGCGGGAAGTGACCAAAGCCTTGACCACGGAGCTAGGCGAAGCGGCGGCCGAGGGACAGCAGGGCCGCCTGCTGGTCGAGATGGCGCGCGGGCTGGTGTTTGATTTCGTCACCAAGGCCCAGGATGGCGAAGCCTTGGACGCGAAAGAGGTGGCCTTGCTGGGCAAGGGATTGGCCGAAATGGCCCGGGCCGCCCGGCTGGATCAGGATTTCGAGGAGCGGGTCGCCAAGGTGGCGGCATCCCGCGCGGCGGCGCTAATCGAAACGGCCGGCCCTCGGCGCGGTCTGTCGGCCGACACCATCGCCCAGCTCAAGGCCGATTTCCTGGGAGTGGGCGGGTGAGCCACATAGGCCGTCTCCCCGACCCGGACTTGCGTCGGCGCCTGACCGGCGAGCCCCTGCTGCTGCCGTACCAATCCGGCTATTTGGACGTGGTCGCCAAGCACGATGTTACGGTGGTCGAGAAATCCCGGCGCATCGGCTTTACCTGGGCGACAGCCGCCGACGCCACCTTGACCGCCGCCGCCGAACGCTCCGCCGGTGGCATGGATGTGTATTATCTGGCTTACGAAAAGGAGATGACGCGGGAGTTCATCGACACCTGCGCGGCCTGGGCACGCCTGTTCGACAAGGCGGCCAGCGCGGTGGAAGAGATCGTTTTCAAGGATGGTGACAAGGACATTCTGGCGTTCCGGATTGTGTTTGCCTCGGGTTACGAGGTCGTGGCCTTGTCGTCCACGCCCCGGGGACTGCGTGGACGACAAGGCAAGGTAATCCTCGACGAAGCCGCGTTTCACGACAACCTGGAAGAAGTCCTGAAGGCCGCCCTGGCCCTGTTGATCTGGGGCGGCAAGGTGGTGGTGATATCGACCCACAACGGCGCCGAAAATCCCTACGCGACCCTGGTCCAGGAAGCGAAGGCCGGCCAGAAGGGATATGGGTTTGTCCGAGTGACCTTCGACGACGCCTTGGCCAGCGGCTTATACCGGCGCATCTGCTTGGTGCGCGGGCAACCGTGGGATGGCGCCGACGAAGCGCGGTGGCGCGAGGGGATTATCCGTCAGTACGGCGACGGCGCCGACGAAGAACTAAACTGTATTCCGAATGTCACGGGGGGCGCCTGGATCGCCGGCGCCCACATTGAGGCGGCGGTCCACGCGGATGCCGGCCGCCCCGCCCTGTACGCTGGCGGCGCCTGTTTCGCGGGCAATGACATTGCCCGACGGCGCGACCGGTGGGTGGCCACGGTACTGGAGCGCACCGGGGTCGTCTTGTGGCTGCGCTCCGAGATTGTGTTGTCGGACGCACCGTTCAGGGAGCAACTGGCGACCATTGACGGCTTGATGGCTGATTACCGCATCCTGCGCCTTGCCGCCGACCAGACAGGCATCGGCGAAATGCCGGTGGAGGAGATGCGCCGGGCCCACGGGAGCCGGGTGGAAGGCGTCATCATGTCGGGGGACCGGCGCCTGGCGGTGGCGCAGGCCGCGCGGGATGCGTTCGAGCGCGGCGTGGTGCGCATCCCGGACGACCCAGCCCTGAAAGCTGATTTGCGGAAGATCAAGCGGGTGGCCGGCCCGACGGGCGCGCCGCGCCTGGTGGCGGGGCGGGATGCCTCGGGCCACGCCGACCGGGCGTGGGCGTTGTTCTTGGCCTTGGCCGCCGCCGCCGAAGGGGCGCGCGGTTACAACTACACGCCAGCCGCCGCTCCCTCCACCCCTGTTGATGACGACCAGGACGACGACGCTCCCGGCCTGTTTGGCCGGGGCACTTATTGATAAGGAGTCCCCACCCATGCCCCCGGTGCTGTATGGGCCCGATGGCCTGCCGATCCGCCGCAAGGCCCTACGAGAGGAGATCAGCGGCCCCACGGTGACGGGGGTGCGCTCGCCCTGGCGCGAGTTGGTGGGGTCGGACGTGACACCGCGCAAGGTGGCGGGGCTTTTGCGGGCGGCCGACCAGGGGGACGGCGCCGCCTACCTGGCCCTGGCCGACGACATCGAGGAGCGCGACTTGCATTACGCGGCCGTGCTGGGCGTGCGCAAACGCCAGGTATCGCAACTGCCCGTCGTTGTCGAGGCCGTCAGCGATGCCCGCGACGACGTGGCGGCGGCCGACCTGGCGCGGGAGTGGCTGGGGCGCGACGACCTGGAGGACGATCTTTTCGACCTCCTCGACGCCCTGGGCAAGGGGTACGCTGTCGCCGAAATCCTGTGGGAGCCCTCGGCGGGCGGGCGCCGGCTGTGGCCCCGCCTGGAGGCGCGCGACCCGGCGTGGTTCCGGTTTTCCAGGACCGACGGCAAGACGCCGCAGTTGATTGCCGATAACGGCAGCGACACCCCCTTGCCCGCGTGGAAATTCGTGACGCACCGGGGGCGGTTCAAAACCGGCATCCCCTTGCGCTCCGGCCTCGCGCGCGCGGCGGCGTGGGCGTGGTGCTTCAAGTCGTTCGATCTCAAGGCATGGCTGATTTTTTGTGAGGTGTACGGGCACCCCTTGCGGCTAGGCAAGTACGATCCCGGTGCCAGCGAGGCGGACAAGGCCACCTTGTTGCGCGCCGTGCGTGACATTGCCCAGGACGCGGCCGCGATCATCCCCGAGGGCATGACGATCGAGTTCGTGGCCACCCAATCCCAATCCACCGGCGAGTTGTACGAGCGGATGGTGACCTACTGGGACCAGCAGGTTTCGAAGCTGGTCCTTGGGCAGGTAGGCACCACGGACGCCATCGCCGGCGGCTACGCCGTGGGCAAGGTCCACGACGGCGTGCGCGGCGACATCGAGCGGGCTGACGCCAAGGCCCTGGCGGGCACCTTGAACCGCGATCTGGTCCGACCCTTGATCGACCTGAACTTGGGTCCTCGCGAGGCTTATCCTCGCATCCGCATTGGCCGGCCCGAGGAGACCGACCTTGCCCAACTGACGGGCGCCTTGCAGGTGCTGGTGCCCCTGGGTCTGCGGGTGTCGATGTCGGAGGTGCGCGACAAGTTGGGGCTGGCCGACCCCGACCCCGACGAGGAGGTGCTGGCGCCAGCCGCCCCGTTGCCGGGCCCGGTGGTGACGGCGGCCCAGGCGCGCTTGCCCCCCAAGGGGGCCGTTGACGACACCGACCGCGCCGTGATCCAGGCCCTGGGAGCCAGCGCCCCCCTGGTGGAGGGCTGGCTGGGCGAGGTGCGGCGCATCGTTGAAACCTCGCCGGACCTGGAAACGGCGATCGATCGCCTGTCGGCGCTGACGCCGGACACCGGGCTGGACACGCTGCAAGCCCTGCTGCAAGACGCCATGGTTGCCCAGGCCCTGGAAGGAGCGGTCGGGGTGGTGGACGGGGGGCGGGATGCCTGAGGTGTTGCCCGAGGGCCTGTCGTTCGGCGAGGCAATCCGGTTTTTCGAGACGAAGGTCCGCCTGCCCACCCGGGCGTGGAGCGACATCAAGGGGGGGGCGCACGCGCGATCCTTCGTGATGGCCGGCGCCACGCGTGACGCCTTGCTGTCGGACATGCACCGCGCCTTGACCGCCACCTTCAAGGCGGGCCGTACCCGGGCCGATTTCCTGGAGGACTTCGACGCCATCGTCGCGCATCATGGCTGGGACTTCCGTGGCGAAAGACGGTGGAGGGCGGCGTTGATCTACGACACGAACTTACGCATGGCCCACGCGGCGGGGCGCTGGGAGCAAATCGCGGCCCAGGCGGAGCGCGAGGCCAAGTTTGGCCGGACCTTGTATCTGCGCTACGTGGCCGTACACGACAACAAAACCCGCCCCGACCACGCGGCGTGGCACGGGACCACGCTGCCGCATGACCACCCGTGGTGGCGCACGCACTATCCCCCCAATGGCTGGAACTGCCGCTGCTCCGTGCAGTCGCTGACCGAGCGGGACCTGGCGCGGTACGGCTTGAGCCCGACGCCCGAGGACCAGGTGCCGGCCGACGAGATAGTGTCGCGCCCGGTGACGCTGGCGGATGGGTCGGTCGAGATCTGGGAGACGCCACGCGGCATTGATCCGGGGTTTGACTATAACGTCGGAGAGTCATGGCTTGACGGTGCCGTGCCGCCGCCGCTGTCGGGGCCACTGCCGCCCCCCGCCGCGCCCGCGCGGCCGATTTTTAACACCCCCCCTCTTCCCGCCCCCCGCCCGGCGCCGCCCGAGGTGACGACGCCGCTCGCGGACGGGCTGGGGGACGAGGCGTACATCAAGGCGTTTTTGGGGGTGTTTGGCGCGGACCTTGGCCGCCCGGTGCCTTTTCGAGACGCCGCCGGAAATTTGCTGGCGATCGGCGATAGTCTATTCGTCGATCGCAAGGCGACCGCGATCGCGCGGCGCGCGGACCCGGCCGCAACGGCCTGGAAGGTGGACAAGAACGGTCGTCACCTGGTCTTGCCGTTGCTGGCGTATGCCCTCCAGGACCCCGACGAAATCTGGCTTGACTGGTTCATGGCCAAGGGCGGGCCAATCCTGCGCCGCCGCTACCTGCGCCGGTTCGCGGAGGTTTTCCGCTTTGAGGGATCGCAGCCGATAGCGGGGCTGGTGGCGGCGTTCGAGTGGACATCCGTGGGGTGGACGGGCATCACCATTCACCCGTCGGCCCGTGACTCGCAAACCGAGGACCAACGGCACGGGGTCCTGCTTTGGCGTCGACCGGATGAGGGAGGGTGACCCGGCGATGCTGCCCCCGCCGGGTCGAGAAGGATCGCCCCCCTAGGACGGCCGGCAGCGGCTCCGGCATAGGGCGATCACTGAGGATTAATATACCGCGCCGCCGCCCGGGGGGCAATGCCGGGGTGGGCCCCCCGAAAAATCCGCCCCTGGCGCGCGGCGCCTTCCGGGGGTAGGGTTGCCTAGCCCTGGGGCCAAGCGCGAACGCTGCCCCCGTCAGACCCCCGTCAGCGGCGCTGTTGCGGGCCGCCCTATCCCCCCTCTCCCTTTCCCACCCTTAAAGCCCGGCCTCAAGCCCTTGAGGTCGGCATGGGCGCGCGCCCCTGGCACGGTGTGATCAAGACACCCCAGGGAGCCCGCCCGCATGTCCACGCCCGTCTTGACCGCCGTGTGCGCCATGGCCTTGCCCGATCAGGGCGCGCCACCGGAGTGGGTGCACCTGATCCCCATGGGCCGGGTGCGCGGCGTGGACGGGCGCGGGCCCTACGTGCTGCGCGACACCGCGCACGCCGCGCGGGTGATTGCCGCCAGCGGTACCGGCGTGGACCTGCCCATCGATTACGACCACGACGCCATTTTGCCCAACGGGCGCCGGCCGATCGCGGCCGGCTGGATCAAGGCCCTGGACGCCCGACCCGATGGCATCTGGGGTCGGGTTGAGTGGACCACGGCGGCGGCGGCGCACCTGAGCGCCCGCGAGTACCGCTACCTTTCCCCCGTGTTCGACCACGACACCGGCGGCGCTATCTTGAAGTTGCGCATGGCCGGACTGACCAACATCCCCAATCTGGCCGTGCTGACCGCGCTGGCCGCACAGGAGGCCCCCTTGACCACGACACCGACCGCCGATCCCCCGCCCCTTACCGCCGTGTGCGCGGCCCTGGGCCTGCCCGACACGACCTCGCCCGACCAGATCGCCGCCGTGGCGGCGCAAGCCCGTCAGGGCGCCGCCACGCTGACGACGGTGGCGCGGGCCCTGGGCCTGCCGGACACGGCCCCGCCCGACCAGATCGTTACCACCGCCCAGGCGCGCGGGGCCCCGCCCGACCCCGGGCAATACGTGCCCATGAGTCAATTCAGCGCGCTGTCGGCCGATCTGGCGGCGATGCGCGGACGCCTGGACGCCGACGCGGCCGAGCGGCTGGTGGCGCAAGCCCAGGCCCAGGGCAAGGTCACGCCGGCGATGCGCGAGTGGGCGATGGGCTACGCCGCCAAGGACCAGCAAGGCTTCACGGCGTGGGCGTCGGCGGCGCCGGTTCTGGTGCCGCCGGGAGCGGTGGCACCGCCCGGCCCGGCGCCGGGGGGCGTGTCCGTCCCCGATGCGACGTTGACGGCGGTGTGCGCCCAACTGGGCCTGGACCCCACCAAGGCGGCAAGGGCCGCCACCGACAAGGGAGAGTAAGCGATGGCGGCCCTGACCAGCGACCGCGACACGCCATCGCGCGATGGCAAGACGTATGGGTATCCGATCAAGGCCGGCGCGGTGATCTTTGCCGGCGCCCTGGTGATGCTGGACGCCGACGGCTGGGCCGTGCCGGCAAGCGAGGCCACCACCCTGACCCCCGCCGGTCGGGCCGCCCGGTCCGCGACGGGGGGCGCCACGGACGGCGCCGCGACCGTCGTGGTCGAGCGTGGAGTGTTCCGCTGGGCCAACGCCGGCGACATCACCCGGGCGCACCTGGGCGACCCGGCCCATGCCGTTGACGATCAGACCGTGGCGGCCACCGCCACCGGGCGGTCGGCGTGCGGCGTGATCCGCGATATCGACTCCCTGGGCGTGTGGGTGGAGGTCTGATCCATGATTGTCAATCAAGCCAGCCTGTCCGCCATCACCACCAGCTTCAAGGTGTTGTACCAGGGCGCCTTTGACGCGGCGCCGTCGGACTGGGACAAGATCGCCACCGAGGTGCCCTCCACCACCCGTCAGCAGACCTACGCCTGGCTGGGCACCACGACCCGCTTTCGAGAATGGATCGGGGATCGGGTCATCCAGAATTTGGGCACGCATCAATACTCGATCGTCAACAAGCCGTTCGAAAATACGGTTGAGGTGAACAGGGACGACATCGAGGACGACCAGCTGGGCGTGTATCGCCCTCTGGTGACCCAGATGGCCCAGGACGCCAAGACTCACCCGGACGAATTGGTTTTCCGCCTTCTCGCGGCCGGGTTCACGACTCCTTGTTACGACGGGCAGTATTTTTTCGACACCGATCATCCGGTGCTTGATGGCGCCGGGGGAACCGTCAGCGTGTCCAACCTGCAAGACGGCACGGGCACCCCCTGGTACCTGCTGGACACCTCCAAGGCGATCCGCGCGGTCATCTTCCAAAAGCGCCGTGATTATACGTTCGTGGCGATGGACAAGGTGGACGACGAGGCCGTGTTTGCACGGAAGGCGTACCGTTATGGGGTGGACGCGCGGGTAAACGCGGGATTTGGCCTGTGGCAGGTGGCGCAGGCCAGCAAGGCCGCGTTGACCACCGAGACCTACGCCGCCGCGCGCGCGGCCATGATGTCGATCAAGGGCGATCAGGGGAAGCCCCTGAACATCCGCCCCTCGCTGTTGGTGGTGCCGCCCAGCCTGGAGAAGGCGGGCCTTGAAGTCCTGAAAGCGGAGCGCGACGCGGCCGGGGCCACCAATGTCTATCAGAACACCGCCCAACTGCTGGTGACGCCATGGCTGGCGTGATCTTGCGGGTGAGCGCGCGCCGCCCGGGGTTTCGTCGGGCTGGCCGCGCCTGGGACACTGCCCCCACCGACCTCAACCCCGAGACCCTGACGGCCGAGCAAGTCGCGGCCCTGAAGGCCGAGCCGATGCTGGTGGTGGAGGAAATTGCCTTGCCCCCCGACCCGACCGCTCCCAAGGGCAAGGGCGCCCCGGCGCCCAAGGAGGGCTAGATCCATGGCCTACGCCACCCCGGATGACTACATCGCCGCCGTCGGCGCCGCCGAGGCCGAGGACCACGCGCCGGCGGTGGGCGGCGGGATTGACACCGCCCGGCTGACGGCGCGCCTGGACGCGGCCAGCGACGAGATCGACGGATACCTGGGCGGGCGGTACGTGCTGCCCGAGGGTCGGGCACGGGCGGTGTGTGTTGCCCTGGCCCGGTATCGCATGGCGGCCGACGCCCAACCCGATGGTCGCGTGGGCAAGGACTACGCGGATGCGACCCAGTACCTGCGCGACGTGGTGGCGGGCAAGACGGCCCTTACCCCCGTGGCCTCCGGCACGCCGGTTGGAGGCGGGGCGGTGCTGGTATCCAGCCGCCGCGCCATGACCTGCGACACCTTGAGGGATTACTGATGATGGACGGTGTATCCGTCACCCTTCAGGGCGCCGAGACGCTGGCGCGGGGGCTTGATGCCCTGGTCGCGCGGGCCGGGGGTGACATGACGCCGGCGTGGGCCGACGTGGGCGCGCTGCTGCGCGCCGCCACCGACCGGCGGTTTGACGATCTGAGCGCCGACCCCGACGGCAATCCGTGGCCGCCATCGATCCGCGCCCTGACCGAGGGCCATACCCTCAAGGATCGCGGCCACCTGCGCGACAGCATCACGTACGCGCCGGGGCCGGACCAGGTCACGCAAGGCAGCAACCGGGCTTACGCGCGCATCCATCAACTGGGCGGTGTAATCAAGCCCAAAAGTGGCGAGTATCTGCGGTTTACGATCGGTGAGACGGTACACATGGTGCGCCAGGTCACGATGCCCGCGCGGCCCTACCTGGGGGTGACCGACGCCGACGTGGCCCAGGCCGGGGACATCCTGGCCAAGTGGATCACGAGGGCCACGGCATGATTGCCGCCCCCTTGATCCCCGCCCTGTTGCCGATCGTGGCCGCCGTGCCGGGAGTGCGGCGGGCCCTGGAAGCCGACGACCTGGCGGCGCTGGTAGCGGCTCGCGACCTGCCCCAGACCCTGCCCGCCGCCTACGTGCTGGTGATGGGCGAGGCGGCCGGGCAAGTCCCACGCACCGTCCACACCACCAGCATCGCCGCCGAGCTGGCGGTGGTGCTGGTGGATCGGCCCCGGGCCACGCCTCGGGGGCTGGCGCTGGGCGAGATTGGCGCCGGCGTGATCGCGGCCCTGGACGGCCGCGTGCCGGCCGAGGGCTGGACGCCGATCGGCTACCGGGGCGGCGCCCAGCAGGTGCGCGCGGCGGCGGCCGACCGTCAGGGCGCGGTGTTTCTGACGTTGAGTTTCGCGACATCGATCCGATTGAGAGGTGCCCCATGACCCGCCCCGCCGGGACCTATGTCCACGACGACGCCACCGCCCCGCCCCGGCCCGGGGCGGACGTCGCGCCCGTGCCTCCCGAGGCCGTGCCTCCCGAGGCCGCGCCGCCCGAGGCCGCGCCCCCCGAGGGGCGGCGGCGGCGCGGTGGCGGCGACCTCTCTCCCACGGAGGGCTAAGCCATGGCCTTGAGTACACGCAACCGCGAGATCTTGGCGGCGATCGAGCCTGCCTACGGCCAGGGCGCCGACCCGGCCGCCTTTGCGGCGTTGCTGGCGCTGGACGCCGACCTGCCCAGCCTCGATGCCCAGGAGGCGACGCGCAACACGATCGAGCCGCACCTGGGCGCTCGCGCAAAATACGGCTGGCAACGGCGCTGGCCTCTGACCTGGGCGCACGAGGCGATCGGGTCGGGCGATCCGGCGGTGCCGCCTCATTTTGACGTCTTGCTTCGGGCCTCGGGTTGGACCCGGGTTGCGCTGAGTGGCACCGCCACGGTGGCGGCGGCCGCGCGCGCCCTGGGCACGACGGTGGGTGCGTGGACGTATGCCGTGACCACCGGCTACACCGGCTATAACCGACGGCTGGCGCGCGTGACCTGCACCACGGCCGGCCCTTCGGGCAGCAACGAGGTGAGCGTGACGGCTCCGGCCACCGGCCTTGGCGAGACGGCCGAGGCGGCCTATAGCCAGACCGGGGTGGTGCTGACCGACGGCACCGCCCTGACCCTGCCGGGAGGCGCCACGATCACGCCCACGATCACCGCGCCCCTGGGCGTGGGGGATACCTGGATTGTCGAGCTGACGCCGCCGGGGATCGAGTACTGGCCG